CCAATCAATGCTCCTGTATCATACACAAAACTGTTGATACCTGTGTTGGTAGATGGAGTGTTCAACAATATCAAGGACTGACCCGTTTGGAAGAAGTCTTGAATATTGTTAACGATGATAGTCTGTGCAGATGTATTAACAGAAACAATCACGCCCGTCGCAAGCACGTTGGCTGTATTGCCTGTTTGAACGCATTGTACTACATCACCAACTGATCCAACAAAACCTGCTACAGAAGAATTGCAAGTTAAAACAATGTCTTCTACATAGGATGTATTAGAACTGTAAACATTCAAATACTCTCCAGGTAGGAATTTAGTATTGCCGGTTGCTCCTGGAGCAGTGTAGCGGATGAAGAACTTGCCCGGATTCTGAGAAGCGAATCCAGCTTGGGTTGCTACTAAGTAAGCCTGCACACCTGAAGTATTACCAACAACAACAGTGCCTGTTAGAGAAGGATCATTTTGAGACAAGGATGAACTGTTAACGAAATGATCCGCAATAGACACCCATTCTAAATTAGGAATGTATTCAATAGAGCATCCTTCTACAACACTGCCATTCTTGTAAACCGTCGAAGCGAATTCGGACAACTGGTTTTGAGCCATCGTCTGAAGCTGATTGACTTCTCTAGTCTGAACAGCCACACCCGGCCTAAACAAAATCCTGTAATAGTTCTTTGTTGAGTCGAAATCATCAAAAAATGGAGCCGCAGCTAATAGATTCTGCACAGATGGGTCAAAATTAGATGGCATTGGTTCAAGGACTCAATAAGATGTGAAAAGTATCAGATGGTGTAGCAGGATCATGGGTGATAGGGGTAAAATTACTCAAGTACAAAATCTCGCCGCTGTAAGGTTGCAAATCAGGTGTTCCACTAATGTTATTTAGTGTGAATTCTGAACCAGAAGTAAGGCCTGTTAATGTTTCTCCAACTTGGATATTACCTTTCCATCCTGTTACATCAACAGTCCAAGTTGCAGCGTTCGCAGCTGCTACCACAACTACGCCTCCTTCGGCAGAACCTTGTAAGGTTTCTCCAATCTCATAAAATGAACCACCACCTGTAGCGAAAGTCATTGAAACACGCTGATTGAAGGATATAGCAGTGTAAGGCGTAGTGTTCTGATAGAAGCTAGGATTCTTCAGTATGCCTGCAGAGCGATACTTGAAAGTGGTGTTGGCTAAGCCGAGCGCAAATTTAGAGTCAGTGTTAGATAGAATACCTGTGATACCGATGGTGTTGGCAAACAACTCTGATGTGACGTTAGAGCCATGCCCACCTGCTGGACTAATGATAGCTCTTAAGCTTGCGTTAGCCCCGAACACGCTCGGAGTTTGAATCTGGGCGATTGCGAAGTGATAGCCAGAACCCGGATTAAGAACAGTGACATCAGCAATGCCACCATTAGTGTTCGCCACAGACGCATATGCACTAAACCCTGTTCCATCCCCTAAAACCTGAACAGCAGGGCCGATCTGGTACTGATAGCCAGCGTTGATCTGGTTGGCACTGAATGAACCTGCAACAGTGACCTGCTGATATGCTCCTGCAGACACAGAGCTCAAGATAGCAAAGTTGTTGACTGTGCCACCATTACCCCAAACGGTTAGATAGCATCCCTGGTAATAGTTAACATAAGGATTGGGTTGGTCAGACAAGAAGATACTGCCTGCACCATTCGCATTGGTTGAAATAATGGTACCAGTGGATTCAGGATAATTTGAACCTGAACTTTCTACAACGATGCTATAAATGGCTCCATCCACAGCCTGTCGCGCTGTGTTGGATTCTTGATAAACAGGCATCATTGATGTTGTTGAATAAGGTTGAGTGGGTGGAAGCGTATAGAGATACATCCACTGATAACCATCTGATAATACAGGCGGAAATGCTTCTGGCGCGTTGCTCGTAGGTTGCACAAAGCTTGGCATTCCCTGCGCGTTATTCAAACATTTGTACACAACACCAGAGTTGTTTACTATATAGAATATGCTGTTAGACAAGTTTGTGTCTTTGTCGTCATATTGCGCATACACTGTATTGCTGGTCCATTGCGTTTTTGGAACCATCATGATGAATGTGTTGGGACCAAGTTTTTCGCCCATCATCAACTGCTGATAAGGAGCATAGAAAGTCCCGTTGATAGAAGTATTCACATCATCAGGAGTTGGTTCATTTACGAATGGTTCAGAACGTCCTACAAATAGATAATAAGAGTCAGCACTAATCGTACAAACTAGATTAGCGCCTGTTCCAGTGTTAGATGAAACTGTGACAGTAGGCGCGATGCTATACAATCCTCCAGAGGTTACGTTGGTATTTGTGATGAGACCATTTGGGTCAGTCAAGACAGTTACTACAGCATCTGGGCTCAAGACAGGATCATTAGAGTCCCTCGTGAATACTATAGAATCGCCGTTGCTATATGCCGTTCCCTGATCAGCAATAGCGATAGAGTTTATGGGGCCAGACATAGAATCAATCATCGTTTCTAAGAAAGATTCATTGATTCCAGATAAAGTAGAAATTTGAGATGCCATTTAAGTTTCCAATGTATAATTAAACAATTATGGGTTGCGCGCTTGTTCCGCTGCCATCCCAATCTAATATCGCTTGATCGACTGGTACCTCTCCTAGCCACACTTGATCCGCTAATACATATGGGACGATAGTAGATGGGGTAAGAGTTCCTGAACCATCCCAGTTTCCTATTGCACCATTTGCAGGAGTTTGCCCGAAAGCAATTTGATTGCCAGTAACCGTGTAGTCCGTGACGGTGACGGGGGCCGTGGTGGTGGGGATGTTGACCCCTGCACGCGCGCTGGGTCTAATCGTTGCATCGTCGATATTGAGGTACGATACGGAAAAACTATCACCAACAGAACTGTTGTACAAGTAAACGATAATAGCGCCTGTACTTGAACTTTTGATGTAATTGATTGGTATGTTGTGCCATGCGCCATCATTCGGCACATCAACGGTTGCAAAATTAGAGGCTTCAACTCCGACATTCAATGTACCTATCGTTGACGCCGCCGAACGTACCCATATATTGCCGACAAATTGGTGCCCCGCTACATGCGTGTCTACAGATAGATAATATGGCCCTGCGCCTGCTGCTACTGACTGAATCACCGTGTAAGTCGTAGCACTTGCCATACCATCTGGGCCGATTACCCCAGATGTATTTGATAAGTTTATGCCGTTATTCAAACCCCATCCTCCTCCCGGAGTGGAAGGATGGATAATATTCATTCTAGGAGCCGCATACAGCAACTGCCGCCCCTGCCAATCCGTTTGGTACACAGCATTCACCTGCGCTGTACTAACTGTATTACCTCCAATCTTCAGAGATGCAGTATTGGTTGTACCATCGCCAATGAAAAATTGCTCATTGATTACATTGTAGGTGTTGTTTGCAATTGCAACTCTGTAGTCCGTGACGGTTACTGGAGTTGCTGTTGTAGGAATATAAGGAGTGGCAATCGTATTCTCTTCAACTTGTCCGCCCCATGCATATATATAATCACCAACAACTGGGTTTTGTTTCAAGTCAACGCGTACATTCATAGCAATATCAGTGTTATTAGCAGAAAACGTGTCCGTAATTACATACCGAGCTGGTGTAGTGGTCAATGCAAAGGTTGCACTACGTATATCGGTCACTGATGAGCTATAAATGAATAACGTGGCTTCTGTCGGTTGGTCAGCATCAGTCCAAAGCCACACGGACCACACAAATGTCCGGCCTGCTACCGCTGCGCCACCAGCTGACAAAATTTGAGATACAAATGGGTCGGTGGCGCCAGTGCAGATGATTTTATGGGCAGATAACGTTCCATCAGGCGCTAGTACAGGACTCGACACGACCGTAGTGCGTGTTGACACCCAATTATTGTTCGAAAAGTCTGAACTCTGTTTTACAAAATTCTTCCTCGATACCGGATACAGCAACTGCCGCCCCTGCCAGTCGGTGCGATGCATGGCGGCGACGTTGGCATTTCCTTTAATGTAATATCCATCTTGATCAACCAAATTAAAGACAGATACAACTCCGTCGCCCGTGCCAAACTGCGTTGAATTAGCTACAGCGTTGGCATGATACGTGTAAGTCTCTAAGGTTGAAGCGCCATCCAAATTCCCAGGAAGAGTAGAAACGATCCTACCGAACATCTGCGTCCCTGCAACATGCCATCCGTTCTTTATAATGTTCTTGTACTGATCTGGAGACAACCCAGATTGAATTTCATAGCTGTAATTTTGATAGTAATAACTGTCCTGTAGATACTTATCATAATCCAAGAAACCTTGGGTGTTCTTCCATTTACCAAATCCAGACCCAACTCCAGAAATTTGCGCTATACCATTAGCAAACACTCCAGGATTGTTAACTGTTGCTAGCCCTAGATGTTCTCCCTCAACATAACCAATGCCAGAATTTTTAATAACCACAGTGGTAATTGAGCCTGTACCAATAGAGGCATCACCACTGATGGCAGCATCTGCACCCCATGTTTGACCGTTTTCATCTTGCAAGTGCAATGACGAAATAACAGGATTTAAGACCGTTGAGGTTACTTCAGAAGTGTATCCAGATCCTGGGTTGATTGAAGCAAGCAACGCTATTGTTCCAACTTCAACCGTGTTTATATTCAATGCTACTTCTAGAGGCGTGTTGCTATTTGCAGAAGGATCTGCAGGAAAACCATATGAACTTGCGTCTAATGCTGTGTTTACATAGGATGAAATGAAATCATTACTGCATGTTACATTGATTGTGTTAGACAGAGCACCAATCTGGAAGGTGGCACCAGCTCCTGGGTTGGTATTTGATTGTGTTATAACAATACTTTGATCCGTGAATCCTAGAGAATCTGTGGAGCTATTAACATAACCAGCTCCGCCATTCGTAATGGAAAAGTCTACAACTCCATTTCTTGGACCCACACTAGATACGGCCCCAATGGCATTGATAGAAGGATTGCTTTCAGTTGTATCTAAAAATACTGTTAAATTGTCACCGATATTAAAATTGGCGCCTCCTTGATAAACAGCAATTCCCCCCAAAGAACCAATAATGTAAGGTGTGTTTTGCGCATTTATTTCAACACCGCTGAATTTCACAGCCTCATTTGGTATAAATGTTCCAGATGCGTTACTTATATACAACAGATAAGAACTTTTGCTTTTTGGGAGCATTCTTTGTTCAAATCTGTATACATACGCAGTAGCACCAGATTGAATACCCGTAATGATTTGCCCTTCAACCTGTCTTAGAACAGGACTGTATGACACTTCGATATATTTCTCTTCATTCCAGACGCCATCAGAAGTTTTGAAGAGATCATTACCTGGACGATAGACATTTACGGCTTCACCATATAATGCATTAAACAGATACTTGATACCGTCTACAGAACCTTTCATTCCAATAATGGTTTTGATGTTCTTTACAAGTGATCTTACTTCAACATCAGAGAAATCATTTAGAGGAATGCCTTCAAGATACTCGGTTTCAAAATGAGTTAAAAATTCTGGTAGGGTAGTATCAATGTCTCTGTTCAACATTAATGTTTGAGCTTTGGCGTCAATGTTACCATCTAGTCCTAACCATGTATAGTAAGCTTGTAAAAATGCGATAAACAATGGCCCGTTTTGCCTGTATATAGAAGGCAATTGCTGAGGCACATAAGGAGCCTGATTTGTTTCTAATGTAAAAACATCAACTGTTGACATTTTTCGCCACTACATCCACTGATATATTTTTTGGTTCGATAGAAAGGATTTGACTGCTTGCTGCATTAATATCAGAGCTTGGCAGCTGCACGGTAAAGGACAAGGTGTTTGAAGCCGAAGGCATGCCACTTATGATGAATGGAGAGATAGAAACAGCTCCACTAGAATAATCAATAGAACCAACTGCAGCCTTCAATGTAACCGAGTTATTGCTTGCTGAAACAATATTCAATACACCCAAACCATTGTCCTGAATCATAGCCTGCACAGTAGTGCTGTAGTAAAATATCGAACTCAAGAATACAGGTTGAAAAGTAAGAGGATAAAGAGTGAGTGAAGTGAAAGGATAATACAGAGCATTATTGTAGTTAAATGAATATCCAGAAGACACGCCAATTGAAGGAATGTATTCTTTTACAATTGAAGTGCTGAAGTTTACACTGATAATAGATGGGTCAACAGCTTTGATTTGGGTACCTAAAGGAGTGCCCCAAAAGCTGGCTCCAAATAGTTCTAAAGTTGCTGAATCATATTGCAATATGCAATTAATAACAGCCGCCTCAATCTCTGATTCTGTTAAAGTGGTTTTCAATGGATTGTAGGAGACAATGCACTTCAAGTTGACATTATAAACATCAGGCTGTACAACTTTCACCGTCAAGCCAAGGGGAATGATAGGTTGTAGAAAGTCAATCAATGCGTCTGCAAGATTGTTAGGAATGAAATCGATACCGGCAATCTTACCACTTACCAATACCGTGCCATATTGTTTTTGCGGGGTAGCATCTTCCCCACCATAGGAAGCAACTGTTTGAAATTGTGGGAAATGATCCTCAATCAACTCTTTGTAGTCAGAAGCCGTGATGGCCTTGCCTTGCGTTTGATAATAACGTGGCGCAGAGAACTTAATACTTTCACTTGTTTCACGTTCAGAACCACCTGCCGTGATAGTGTTTGCGCCTGCTGTGAGTGATAATGTTACACCCGTCAAGCCTGTGTTGGACATCGGGCTGAAACTCTTGATTCCATTACCACCTACACCAGATGTTTCTCTGTAGTTAACCGTGATGATATTACCGGGAGCCAAGGACGTGCCTATCTTACCATTACCGAATACGACCTGATAATAATTATCTTTGTATCCTTGCAGGAACCAAACTTTGCTGTTAGCTGTTACTCCCGAAAAGCCAGCAGAGTAATTCCATGAGACAGTTGTGGTATCAGAGACAGAGTTTTGGACGCTTACATAGATGGAAGTTGTGTCAACGTTTGCAGATTGCAGATTGAATAGACTTGAGTTACCCGAAGAAGTATTAGATACAAAAGTTTCTGTAATCAGTCTTCCTTCATAGAAATCAACATTGGCTGTCCAATTGTTCTCAGAAGTAAGCAATACAGGTGAATCTGTTATAAAGGTCAGAGATGACCCGTTTGCACCAGTGGCCGATATAGCAAATCCCGTCGGCAGTACAACAACTCCAGGAATATCATTGCCGCCTAGTTGTACCCCAAGATTGACAAATGCAGAAGACCGAGAGGAAGGAGAATAGTTAAGTTCTTTTGCTCTTGATACAATTGATTCTCTTAATTGAGCACTGTCAAGAAACATCTCACTGCCCACGAGATTAAGATACAACGCTTTCATCGTGGTGTTATATGTCAAGACATCCAACATTACTGATATGTTGCTGCCTTCCCACTGCCAATCTTTGAACAGCGGTTGCTGACTCATAAACAGTTTCAAGGACTGTTTTAGATTTTGAAAATCTAGCTCGGTAGTTGTCAAAAAGCCAGGACTTGTATTAGACATCAGCGTGCTCTTTGTAGGGGTATGGACAACGTTTGCACTGCAGGAAATTGCGAAATGCTATATTTTACAACCACAGTGAATCCATTTTGTTGTGGGTAAGGGGTACAAATCACATCAATAAGATTTACTCTTGGTTCATAATTCCTAACAACGGTTTTAATGTATTCCTGCATCAATTTCGTAACGCCGCTATCAGGCGTTTCAAACAACAATGCCTGTAAGTCTGTTCCAATATAAGGATCTAACAGTCGTTCATAACGATTAGTCAGTATCAAATTCTTCAAAGACGCTCTGACCGCATTCTCATTGACAACCAATCCCAAGTCTCCCGAAAGGGGATTCTGTAGAAAAGCCGTTGAAAAATCTGCGTAAGTTGTGTTCATTTAAATTATTTATATTGGTTTCAAGACTGAAATTTAGGGATACTAACAGCAGGAACAGTTGGCGGTGTGTCTGCTCCTTGAGCTGGTTGACTTTCGCCGCATTCAATTTCAATAGAATCAGCGTCTACAGCAAAGGTTGGACCCGCGCTGACACTTACACCTGTTCCCTCTATGTTCAACTGTGCACTGCTTTTAATGTCTGCTTCTTGCTGAGAAGTGAGCTTCAATGATTTAGATGCGCTGATAGTAACATTTTGTCCGCCAATGGTCACATCTTTACCTGCAAGTAAATTCATATTCCCAGTCGATGTAATGTTGCAATCACCACCGACCATGATATTCATATCATTGGCTGCAATCTCATATCTTGAACCTACAGAGCGATGAACAATGCTTCCATTAGGATGAACCTCTGTAAAAGTTCCCGACGCATGAAAGATTTGAATGCGCTCCGAGCCAGAAGTGTCATCTAACTCAATCACATTGCCGCCATCAGTATGAATTACATGATTCTGCGGATAT